GAAGAACTTGCTTCTGAATCTGTTGGATAATTTTTTAAATTTAATGTAACTCTTGCATTACCAGTTTGAGTTAAAAAGTCTGGAAGTACTCTTCTAATTTTCATCATATATTCACCATCACCTCTTAAGTCTGCTCCACCACCTTGGCCCATAGAAATATCAAAATCTCCAGATTGAATATTTGATGTAATAGCACTTCTTGTTCCATCTTTAATTTGATCTTGTCCTGTTTCATGTTCATAGTAAATAGTTACACCATCTGTATTACCAACTGTAGCATCACTGGTTGCACTTGAATCATACTCTGTTGCATGTGGTTTTCCAAATACAGCTGAATCCGCCCAAGTAGATCGAGCCAATGAACTTGTAGTCCATACAGGTCTTTCTGGTGTTGAATCCATAAAGTTATAAGTAACTGATCTATTATTAGATGCAGCACCACTACCAGGATAGAACCAAGTTACTTCGCCAAATAGGTTATTGAGTCCAGCATAGATATGATTTTTAGGAACTGTATTAATATCATCATAAACATAGTCTTCAACTAGACATGCTAAAGATTCTAGTTTACCAGTATATCTAAAGAAACCATTCTCTGACATCCAGTAAGCAGCACCATCAACCTCAACGGCTGCATTCTTTCCAATCAATCCACAGTTCGTACCAACTTGTTGAAATGAAAAAGTAAAAGGAGCACCAACAAATCTCATAATAAATAAAGATGTGTCAGTCCAAACGTAAATAGCATCTCGACCTCTTATCGCTGCAACGATCCGTGTTCCATCGGCCAGTCTCTGTGTACCAGCGGTATTGGTTGCTGAAGGCGTCCAAGAAGTTGATGCATCAATTGATTCTTGATCCGACCATCTAATATACATATCGTCTTGTGTGCTAGTTGTTCCAATTGTTGTTTCAGTTCCAAAACAAACTAAGTGTCTATCAGGTGTAGATACTAAAGTCTGTCTAGCTGCTGTTGGTGCATTGGCAACGATTGTTGCTCTAATAGCTGTTGCACCAGTTGCATTTGAATCCCATTCAAAAGTTGCACCATCCACGATAGTTGCAATCAATTTATTTCCATAATTGTCCAAGGACCAAAGTCCTGGAGCTGTAATAATATCGCCTGTTTGTGATGCACCCCATTTTGTGTATTCTGATGCATCAGTTACTGTTGCTCCATCAGAGTGCGCTGCTGCTGTTGTATTATCAGACCCTCTTGTTAAACCTGATAAAGTTCCAGTACCTGTAGTGTTCGTTGTATAAGCAACACGCTCGTCATTTATTAAAACTGTTCCTGAAGCAGGAAATCCTGATGAATCATCTACTACAATACTTGTTGAAGCATTTGTTAGTGCTCCATCTAAAGTATTAAAAACTTCTCCAGTTACAGTACCACCCCATAATCCTAGTCCCCAACCAGCTGCTGATTCTTCAACTGCAGGACCAATTGTATAAAAATGTTGAACTCTTATTCCACCAGAAGTACTTGCTCCTGATCCAGATTCTGCTGATCCCATTTCAATAGTAAGTGTTGTTGAAGTTGGAACTGTTGTCACCATAAAATTAGTGTCATCAAAATTACTAGAACCAAAATCAGAATCAGTGATAGTAGAAAAATTATCTAAACGAATAATATCGTATTGTTTAATATTGTGATCAGATGAAAATGTTAATGTAACAGTTGCGTCACTTTGTGTTGTTGTAAAGGCATTTGTTAATGTTGTTGTAGCTTTAATAGGAGTAATGTCATAAAACGCTCCTCCTGAGTATACGTATAAAAATCTGTTTGTGCCTAATGCTGAATACTTAATACCATTTGCATTAACAAAATGGTGTAGTGCTGTATTTCTTCCTGTAAGAGTATTGTCTCCTAATTGAGCCCAACCTCCAACTTTTTCAGGGGAGCCATATCTAAAACGAACATAATCACCACTGACCCATTGGCCCTCGCCACCCGTTGCTGTGACCTGTTTGTTAAAACCTGGTTGAAATTTTAATTTTTGTAGCATAGCGAGCCTATTCTATGCCTTAGGGTTTAGGAAATTTATTTTTAGTAGCTGTTCTTTTAGCTTGTAAATCTGTAAGTGTATCTCCACCATCTAATAAAGCATGGATGCAATCTTCATGGTTTGGATATTCAGCTTGTCTATTTCTTTTCCAACCTTCACTATCATATTCAGCTTGTAGTTCGTTCATTTTAGTTTGAATGTCTGCTTTAGATATTTCAGCAGTTCCTTCTAACCATTCTATTTCTATTGTGTCTATATCTGATCCTCTAGTTACTACTTTTGCATCAGGATTAATTGCTAATATAGCATCTATTACTCTTATCATTATCCCTCTATTTCTATTAAAGTTATTGTTGATGTTTCTCCACCAGTTCCTTGAACTCCAACTGCGGCTGCATTATCACCACTAGAAAGTTGAGTTTTGTATGTTGTTGCTGACGTAGTTGAAGGTGAATCTAGATAAATACAACCAACTGATCCAAAAGATAAAGTAAGTGTTGAGTTAGTATATCCAGCATTATTAGCAAAAGTTGCAATAACAGAAGCTCCTCTTAATAATTTTAAAATCATTTGGTTTCCAGCATTTGCTGAAGATTTATCACAACCAGCTTGGTTAAGTAATACTAAAACTTTATTTGAACTTGAAACTGGAGTGATTGATGCAGTTAAAGTTGTATCAGCTAAAGTATTTGTACTATTTCTAGTTTCTGTAGAAGTAGAACCTTGAACCACTTGTAAAACTTTTTTTGTATTTTTTATTAATGCCATTTATTACTCCTTCGGATTTGCGTCTTTGATTGCTTTAATTTTTTTAGCCCACTCGCCTGTTGTATCTAATTTTCCTGCAACTATATCCTTATATATGAGGTCGAGCTGGTCCCCAATATTTCCATAGGAATTTTTTCTAGTTGCTCTTATGGCATTATTGTTTTCTTCAGTAGTTGCAGCAGAGTTATAAGATGCTAGTTGTTCTGAAGTAGGTTGTGCAAGACTATCAATATTCCATTCGGTAATTTTTGCACCAGTACCATCAGAAAAATCTTTTACAATTACATCTTTTCTAAAATCTAAATTAGATATACCATTTGCTTCTGCATAAAGTTTAATTTTGGTTGCTAAGCTTGTCATATTTTACCCCTAACTAATTAATTTAAAAACTGAAAATTCGCTTTGTTGTTCATTACCAATTAAATTTATTGAACCACCTGAACTTTGATAAGCAGTAATATAATAAACATGAGTTGCAGTAAGTGATGCTATTACTGTTCCAGTTATACTGTCGCTAGCTTCATCATGTCCCATTTGAACTGAATAAATATCTCCAGTACCATCTTTAACTATAGAAAGAGCAGAATAAAACTCAGCACTACTATCAAATGCAAGTCTAATATTCATTAAATATTTAGCTGTTTCTGGAACTGTCCATTTATAATCTGAATTATTAAAGTCAGAGCCAATATCATAATGCTCAGTAGCAAAAGCTACAGTAGTTGCAGTATTATTTGCAACACTTTGATTAGAGGATATTCTAGCTGAAAACATTGGAGTATTAACTGTTTTAATTAAACTGTAATCAATTCTCTTAAGTGTCCCTGCATCTGAAATAAGTAGTTCATCTGTATCTGCCGGAGCATCTGTAAGTGCCGTCTCACTAGAAATAATATCCTGTGCTAATTTTGCATTGGTTATTACCCCGTCCGAAGGCGTCCCGATGTCGAGCACGTTACCTAAAGCTATTACAAAATCTATACTATCGTTACTAGTCAATGCACTTGAAAATGAGAGAACAGCACCAGCTACAGTAAAACTAGAGCCTGGTTTTTGTATTACTCCATTAAGGCTGACAATAAGGTGGTTCGCCGATTCAGGAATAAAATTTGTTGATCCTGATTGTAATGTATAATCAGCAGTAGCCGATGCTGATAAAGCATCCATTACTACATAATTACCAATCTGGGGCTCACGTCCAATGTAGGCCATGTATTATTCTCCTTCTGGATTGCTTGGCATTAAAGTATTTATATGAGCTATCCATTCGTCAATAGTTTGACCATTTAATGTATCAAAATTTGGTTTACTAACTGTTGATGGTAAGTTTCTTAAATCATTTCTATAAGTAACATAAGAAGCTTTTAAAGCATCTGGTACATCTGTACCTTGCGACCAATCACTCTTTTTTAATAACTTATCTCTTAATAGTCTTAATACTTTCCACCAATGACTATTCATAGCAGCTTCTTTTGCATTTGCTAATTCTTGGTCAGTTGGTTTTGTTATTTTTGTATTTTTCCAAATTAATTGAGTTCCTGTTCCATCTGCATTATTTTGTAAATAATAATCATCTTTATCCATATCATTTTCTAAATCAGGAAAAAGATAAGGTACTACTAAATTTAATCTTCTTGAATTATGTATTGTCATATTAAATCACCTGCGCCATTTTCCATGCCATAAATAAAGTTCTATAAGCGCTACCATGTAAAGAAACATCTCCACCAGCTGCGGTTTTTGCTAATATATAAGCTTTTACTTCATCTCCTTCAGAAAGTGCATTACCACCCCAAGTCCAAGACATATCAACAACTGATACTTTATCCATATCTGTTGACCATTGTCGTACCATTTGACCTCTATTAGCTCCTTCTACATAAATCATTGGTTTTATATAATATATATCGTCAGTTGGTTCGTTTCCTATAGACCACATCATGCTAAACATATAATGTCCAGCACCACCTGTTGGAACTGTGAACGTATTACTAGCCCAGACGGTATCTGGATTTAGTGGTGCTGTACCATTACTAAATTGTATTTGTGTTACTGTATTATGAGATATTGTTTGTGCTGCATTATGACAAACTTTAAAAGCTGGATAATTACCCATCCATTTAGCATCTATTCTTTTAAGAGCACCACCATCATTTAGTAAGACTTCATCATCTACTGCTGGGGCTGTGGCTAGAGCTGTTTGACCAGTAATTGCAGTTGCATCTAAATGTTCGTCAGAAATTGCATCATCAGGAATTTTAGCAGCAGTAACTGCATCTGCTGCAATTTTAGCTGTGCTAATTATTCCATCTGTAATGTCAGAGCTAACTAAAGCTGCTGCTGCTGGTTTTTTACCAATATACATATTACGTTATCTCCATTATAGACAATGTGCCTGATATTTTATCAGCTACAGAACAGTCTATTTTAATTTCATCTGTAGTTTCTAATACAACTTTTCCACCGGATAAAAGCTCCAAAGAACTCCCGGCTGGAATTGACACATCTTTAACTAAAAAAGATGTTCCATTTGTTACATTATTAGCTCCACCTCTACTACCTGTATCACTAACTAATTCTACTTCAACAGTAACTGCTGAACTATGAATATTAGTTAAGATTAAACCTAGCACCACTGTTGTGGTACTTCCAGCTACAGTATACATTTTGTAAGCTGTGCCGGCACTAGCGGGTTCTGCTGCGAAAGTTACTACTTTAAACGTGTTGGCCATATATCCTCCTAAAAATTATCTTTATACATCATCCCAAGGCGATTGCAAGCGCAGTGGGGTCCTCAATTGATGTATGGTTAGTTCCAGCTAAATTTAATGTATCACAATATAGTGTACCATCAAAATATCCGTCTTTAAATTCTAGCGATGAGGTACCTAAATCTACATCATCATCTGTTACTGGAGCTATAACTCCATCAGCCATTGTAAATTGAGCTGTTCCACCAGCTGAAAAAGCTAATGTATCTGCAGCACTAAAATAAAGTCCTGAGTTAAGATCACCTGTATTAC